TCATCTTATTAAAATACCAAACACCTAGAGCTATAAATGCAAGTGAAAGTATTACACCGAAGATCATCACATATCCACCTTCGGCATACATGATTACTTATCTTCCTTTGTCAGTTGAGATAATGTGGCTGTCACTGTACCAGCCGCCACAAGATATCCTCCAGCAGTTACTACAGCAGCTGGCAATGCCACCGGTAATGCTACAATAGTGCCACCAATCACACCTAGTGCAATACCAATCTTCTGTACTTTCTGCCAAAACTTTGGAGTCTTAGCTTGCCATCTTGCTTTTAGTTCCATATTCTAATTCTTTAGGTAGTATTGCAGCCATAAGTTCAGGATACTTACCTGATGAATGCATATCATTGTCTGATGTTTGAATGCGATCCTCAAGGCAGTCATATAGTTTAGCCTCAACTCTCTCTAGTTTACCCTCAACCATTTCAAGTCTACTGGTAAAATAATTAAACATCAAGACGACAATCAGAGTTAATAGCCCTATCATCCCATTCTTTTTGATTGCTGCTGCTATTGCAATTGGATCCATATTAAATTATGCAGATTTGTTCCAAAATATATTTACCCATTTATCTTTTGAATAATTACATTCAAATCTCCTACACGCACATCTGTACTCTGTGAGTTCTTTACAAATATCTCAACATAGTCACCAGTTACTAATTGTATCACATCTTGCATGGCAAAAGGGAAAGGCTGATTTGATGTTGATGTCCTCACAGATACCTCAGATTCAGCTTCTACAGTACCATTTACAGCTACAGCTATGGATATAATTTGATTGGCTCCACTACTTTGTACTGTGCCTACTGCATTGTATATAAATTCAGTGCTTATAATACCCCCATAAAGCAATCTATTATTTGTTGGTTGAGTCCATTTGGGAGAGTTACCTATACCTACAGTAGTAGTTCCAGCGGCCTTTACCCATACGTTGACATTTGGAACACCTATAGGTGTGTTTGTACCATTGTTAATCATGTAGTTATGACCTACGTTTGATGTATTGACTATACCTACGTTATTTATGAACAAACTCTTTACAGATGTGTAAGTAAATCCATCTAAGTAAGTACCACCACCTGAGAAGTTGCAGTAGTTAAGGATAAATCCATCATCTGCAATAGTAGGAGCTGGAGTAGTATCAATTCCTTTCTCACCACTTAATACAATAAATGATGAATATACTATCCTAAATCTACGTGTGACTGTAAGAGTAGGAGCCAATATAAAACAAGTGCCTCCAGTATTGCAATTAAACAAGCATTGAGTCGCACCAATTGTTCCTATTGTTCCATCAAAAGTAAGATTACCACTATTCAAGAAAGCTGAATCCTGCATGATAAAGTTAGAATAATCTTTAATCGTTCCAATAGTTGCGCAATCTGTAAAGTTTACACCAAACCAATCAATTGCAGTAGTAGTTCCATCTCCATCAAGATTCAAAGCTACATTTGCCTCTATAGTGATGTTACGAATTGGAAGCGAGTAATTAGAAGTTATCAATGCTGTACCTACAAGTCCAGTTGATTTTATTCTGCAATTCTCAGAACTACCTCCTAGTATTGTAGTGTTTACACCACATACTAATCTATCTCCAGTAAGGTCAACAGTAGTGGTAAAAAAATAGGTGACATTAGAATCCAATGTAATCACACCACTTGATGAAGCTGGTAGATCCTGTTTGGCTGCTACAAAAACAATACTACCATCAGTCAATCCTCCTCCTCCTAGAAAGTAATTCCCAGAACCAAGTAAACTAATTTGATTGATTGATTTGATATTTGTACCACTGATTAGATTATTCTGTTTATTCGAATCAAGTGTAGTTACATCAGATTGTAATTGAGCTACATCAGATTCTAATTCAGCTACCGCAGCTGGATCACTTTCTGCCTGAAGATCTGCAATCTGTTGTTTAAATCTATCAAATATGTTAAATGGTAAACTCATTAGTATATCTTATTCAGTATGAATATATCAGAATAAATATTATTCCCAGTAGAGGCAGCCCCCCATTGAGCTGTGACATTTAATATATTAGAAATTGTTGTATCAAATGTTGTATTATTGACTGTGTTAAATCCAAATCCTTGAACAGAAGCGTTATTCGTTTTTGTGTAATGAAATGCACCTAAAGTTACAATGGATGCTACACCAGCTGCTCCAATAGCTCTGATAGTGAAGTCAATATTTAAAGACCAAATATCATTTATAACACTACTGCCTAGATTCTGTGGACCACTATCTAATAAAACAATAGATCCAGCCTTAACTCTGATTGTAATATTTTGATTATTGTTAGCATTCATTACACCACCGAATACAGCTCTAAAACTATCACCTACTTGAAATCCATTCGCTGGTATAGTCAATGTACCTACACCACCATTTATAAGACTACTTTCCGCAGTGGTGTTAGTAATTAAAGTGCTGTTTGCAGTCTGAGCAAAAAGTCCATAAGATACTGTCGCTGGCGCACCTGGTATAGTTACTACTGTCTCACCTCCTGAATCAGCAGCTGTCACACCAGCACCAGTAAATTTCAATACTGATCTTTGAGTCAGTGCTGTGCTTTCATCCTTAACTGTCTTATATCCAGTGGTAGTGATATTAATATCTGTAGTTGCCATTAGCTTAGTGTTATATTGATTGTATTGTTTACATTAGTTGCTTGAAAGAAAGTGTCCTCTAGTACCCCATCCACATAGATATTAAACTCAGTGATAGGATCACAATCAGCACCGCCACCACTGGCAGCTCCATTCTCAAAGTCATAATCATCATAAGGGATGGCACACCAATCCTCTGCATCAAAGATATTCAAAGATAGTAGCATAGTCCATCCAGCTACCATATCCTGACCTTGATTGATGAAAGGATCTGTTGCTATCTCAGCTGTTACATCAGCAAATTCAGTCCATCTGTATTGCTGTAAAGTAGTCTTGATGTCATTGCATATCAATAGGCAATCTGAATGGACCTCATTGATTTGTCTATAGTTTGAAAGATTGTATTTGTCACAGATAGTGATGACAATATTTACTCTGACATATCCAGCACCCATTCCCCCAGGTTGCAATGTTGCCACCATGAGAGGATACTGTGCAGCATCTCTGCTGATTGCATCAAGGAAGTCACCTTGAAAAAACTCATTTATTTGCCGATGCTGTGTTGCGATCTCTTGCAGCTCCAGCATTATTTGGTTTAGAGTCTTTTCCATTTAGGTATGTTTTGAGTTTGTCAATCTGTTTTTTACTAGCTGTGAATTTTTTCATACTATCCATCCAAAAGGTTTATATCCAGTCTGATCCTTAGTAACTGATTCATTGCACTCATTATTCTCGCAGCACAATAGGTACTCAGGATACTTGACTCCATTGTCATCTTTCAAGAATCCAATCAATCTCTGCTTGTAAAAATACGCATCTTTCCGTAGCATATCTCTAAGATGTGCTGTTTCTGTATCTGTATTGGCTGTCATTGTCTCATCTGACTGGCGGCCTACAGCTTTATTAGTTAGCTTCTCATTAAGTATGGCAGCTGATCTGAAGTCAACGAATGCTACAAGACAAGGTATCACATAGTCATTCATCAGAAGCAAGTAGTCTTGAGTCCATGTGTTTGTTTCAACTCTATTCAATAGGGCCTTGTAAAGTGGTGTTCCAAGTGCTGGCTGCAAGTGCATATCTTGAGATCTCTTGATACTGACTGCCAATATCTTGACATCTGTATTCATATGGATCAATCCAAGTTTTTTAAGATTCTCAACAGATAAAAGATAGTTCATGGCTTATTGTTTTTTTATTACTAATTGTTGTACCCAAATGTGGCGGCAATATGGAGTGCTCACTTGTGTATCAGGATTCGTATACCATCCACCTCTGTAATTCCATACATTGCGATCTACTCTTGAGCTGATATTGTTTATCTCATCCCTTGTGTAAAGTCTATTCAATGACAATAGTCTCAGACAAAAATCTCTTGATTTAGTCAATACCTTTGGAACACCTGGTCTTTCCTTGTATGTGTACACTACCATAAACTGATCAATGGGAGCTGGAGCTTGGTCCAGCAATTGCTTTCCCAAATCAGTCACCTCACCTTCAAGCAATAGTTCAAAGGCAATCAATCTTTCAGTTGACTTGGCCACCTCTTCAATACTTGCACCAGTTGCTGTGGATATTGCAGCTGCATCCTCACCATCAATAAGCATTGATAGAATTGATTTCTCAAGTCCAGATATATTAGCTTTCACCTCACCAATAGTGGCAAACATCATCTCTTCTTTGCTAAATACCTCATCAGATGGTGTATCCCATTCAATGATATTAGTCTTTAGGACCTTGTAATCTTTGGAATCCACACCATATTCAGAGAATATCTGTATCTCATCAGCTGAGAATTCGTGTTTATGATCACATGATGATAGTGTAGTCGTTGGCAAACCTACAATTTTGCGAGCTTGTTCCTCTGCAATTGTTGGGAATGATGCCAATACTATCTGCAATGCAGCATCAGGAGTCAATATTCCTGACTTAATACTAGCGGCCACCTCAACAAGTGATGCAATTTGAGCACCATTTAAGGCACTCTTAGCCACGTCTACTTGTGCTGCATCATTTGCACCCACACCATCAGCTGTAGGAGCTGCAATTGGAGCTGCTGTCTGAAGAGTTATAGGATTCACATCTACTAATTTAAGTGATCCAAGATATCCGGATAGTTTGACCATGTAATTAATTAGCCATTCAATCTGCTTTTGTCTTGAATTGATGTATGTGCCCTTGTATATCTCAAACAAATCAGCCGTTTCAGCTGCATTGAATGAGCCATTCGGAGCAATACCAAACAATGATGGAGCTACCACTGAATGAGCTACAAGGATATTCTGCTGCACTGATTTCTCAGTCATCGCATATCTCTCATGTAGGTTATTACCATTCAATGGCAATACTGTTGGTGCCTCATCAGCTCCATTGCTGAATGTGATGATTATCTCACCAGCATCCTCAACAGATTGTGTACGGCCCTTGATTTGTTCTTTAATCTTTCTTTCCTCTTCAGCTGTCTCTGGCTCACCTGATGCTAGGTTGATCAATGTACCAGCCTTGAATCCGTTCTGAATCTCAAACATATTGAATCTTGAGATGTCAACATCAGTCTGAATAGCTGTGATTCCACCATAGTATGGAGGCTTTGGATAGATTCCCTTCTCACCTCTAGCTTGCTTGAATGGCTCCTTGTAGTACAGCATGAATGATCCAGTGCGATTGTTCTCATCTAGTGCTGGATAGCTTCTATAGTTAGTTGTTTCAGGAGTCTGCTGCAATGCTGACCAATCATCAGATACATAATAGAGTCTTTCATCCTCAGTCATTCTGACAAGATCTATATCCATGTGCTCCCATCTAGCTACCTTGGTACCTTCTCTGTTCCAAGTACCTACCACAGCCATTGCACCAAAGACCTCAAAGTCAAATGCCATACGCTGGACAATCTCATTCATATCAAAGTCAGAGAATGGATTTGCAAGGAATGCACTCAAGTCACCGCTTACAGTCTCAAGACCGCCACCAGCAATGTAGTATGTTTTATTCTTGATGATACCTTGATGCCATGCAGATCCTTGCAAGAGCTCAATCAAAAAGAAAGGATAGTCATTTTTGCGGCCCCATTTGATGAATCCACGCTGGCGATCCTTCTCCTCAATAGGCTGAAGGTATTGCTTGCTGAATGATAGGCTGGTGATCTTACTCATATATATTATTTATTATTGTCGTATGGAATTCATTTGATGGTGAATCATCCTCCCAGACATGTGCTCTACCCTCCTCACATAGTCCATCAGCTAATTCAGGATCTAAGTTAGTGCTAGATGTCTGCTCATAGATTCTGTATGTGTAGAATCCAGTGTATGGGAATGTCACATCCACCTCATCAGTGATTTCAAACTCATCAAATCTTTGTGTAGATGTTGAGATGTTTGGCAAGATGCAATATACCTTTTCAAAGGATTGCTCCTCTTCAAATTCAAATAGCCAATAAGGGGCTGCTATCGTTTGCAGTTCCGTTACTGTCACTATCAGTGTTGATGTCTGATATCTCTCTATTCTTAACATCTATCTTCTTTATTATTTTAGGACCAACAGCCTCAAAGATGTGCAGCAGTCCAAGTTGTATATAAAGCTCCTCATTCCCCTCCTCAATGATGAAGTATCTATTCACCAAGTTACTCTTTACTTTTGCTCCAATGAATCTCTTTTGTATTTTCATGGCTCTAATTTAATAAAAAAAGGGAAAGGAATACTCATCCTCTCCCTTTCTTAGTTTATGAGTAGGCAGATATTAAACTACTGGAGATTGTTGAGTCAACAAAGTAGCAATGATACCAGCTGCTACATCAGGCACTTCATTGTTTTCAAGACCAGCTAAAACGATTGTGTGACCATTTCTATCTGACTTGATAACTCCTGAAGTGTATTCAGATGCATCATTCACTTGAAGACCTTCATCAAGTCCAAGTGCTACATAGTTACCATCAGCTTTCTCAACAAGGCAAACTACCTCATTCTGTGCAAGCAAGTGGATTTCAGCACGAAGTTCCTTTGTGTCTGATGCTAGGATCATGTTCAAAGTTTGCTCATACCAAAGTGTCCCATTGTCCTTGTTTACTCGGATTGGTGCAGTATAGCTGGAAAGATTTGATTTCAATTTGTACTGGAATACCTCACCAGT